ATTTCTGCACTATTTATTTTTCTGAAAATGGCATATTATAATGTGCTGATCAACATGTATAAATCACTCTTACCTGATACCGTTTGTATCCGCTTTTCCGATATTTTAGTTCCCAGTTATTTTCGTTATAAGTCTTCCATTCCGTCTCTACACTCATGTCTTCGCTTAACTCTCGGCCCATATTTGCACTCAGTGGTGCATCACCTGCCTGTGACGTCAAATTATCCACAATATCTTTTTTCTCTACAAAGGATGATAGTGCACTCTTTATTTCATTGATTGCATACACTAAATTCTCTTTCGATATTGTTGCGAGGCTGTCTAAGTTTCCCATATTGCTCTTAACATTCTTCAACTGCTCATTCACAGTTTTAAATGGACTTTCAATGTATTTTCCATAAAAATGCTGCAATCCTGTCCAACTCAAATATTTCCTTCTATCACACTCCTTTACGCTTTACGCGGTAAACAATGAATCAATCTCTGAGTTTGAAATGCTTTCTACAGTAGGAATCTCTGTTTTCAAAGCATAACCTTCCAACTTTTCTTCTACGCCTGTATTAGTTGCCATATCTCTTGTGGCGTTTGTAATCGCCTGTGTTACCTGGGCACCTGTCTGATATCCTTTCCCGTTCAGTTCTGTTTCTGTCACATATTCCGCCGGCACGCCTGTCAGAAATCCGCTGTCGTTTGTCAGCTGGCTTGTTTTTGTCGGGAGCTCTGTTTTCTTCGCGTACGCAGTCAAATCGATCTCACGAGTTCCCAGTTTTTCATATTTTCCGTTTACCCATAAATACTCATCGTAGATATTCTGACCGGATCCGCTGTTTGCCACCAGATACAGGATTCCTTTTTCTCCGGTCTGCGGCAAGGATGATACAACCTGTGCATCAAAGCCCTTGATTCCGCTTACAGCCTGTGCGATTTCCTTTGTTACTTCTGTTTTGATCGCATAGGTGGACAGATCCACATTAACCGCCTTACTTCCTTCTGGGCTTAATGCCTGTCCGTTCACTTTTACGACTTTGATTGTAACTTCACTGTTTAGACGAGTGTTCACCCATTCCTGTATCTTTGTTTTAAATGTTCCAAGTCCTGTTAAATCTAAAAATTTTGCCATGTTCTTCTCTCTCCTTTTCTTTAAAACAATCCATTAATCTCTTCTTCTGTAATTACTTCATTTCCCGCTCCTGCTTCCAGTTCCCCTATTTTCTGCTCGACGGATTTTCCTTCCGAGAGCTGTACGCTTTCCGCCATACACAGTGGATAATCCCCATTGTTTTTTGTCGATAAGGTGTTGACAATTACTACACCTCCGTCAATACTCTGTGCCATCTCTCAAACCTCCTCCTTATTTTACTGTAACTGCTGTAGATCCAAGTCCTGCGTTTACTGACATCCATACATCATAGTTCTGTTTATATCCGGATGCATTGGTAAATTCTAATGTCTGCACTTTTTTAAATCCACCGTCAAAACCACCGACATTAAATGTAGGCGTACCGAATGAAGCTGGGATCGCATACACGATCTTCTCACCTGCTCCGGCATTTACTGTAAAACTGCGTCCTCTGCCGCCTGCAAGCGCAGAACCCTCTAACGCAAGGATATCCGCATTTTCGAGTGATGCTTTGTTAGTCTTGCCCCAGTATACTTTTGGCTGGAATGTGATTGTCACGGTTCTGGATACAGACGCATCTCTTTCATCTGTGACAGTAAGAACGATATTCGTATTTGCTTTCACTGTCTTTCCTGTGTATGATTTCTTCCGGATGCTCTTATCCAGATTTTCGGCAGCTTCGCTTGCAAACTGGATTTTCTGGGTCTTAGGTTCTTTATTTAAAGTCCATGTTACATCAGATGCAGTTACTGTCGCGCCGATTTCATTGCTGCTGTTTGTAGCTGTCAGGCTGTTAATTGCAATCTTGGTATATGCCAGATCGTCAATCTTCTGCTTGTACTCATCTGTAAAATCATTGGCAGATAACCCTTTTCCCTCCTCTTTTCTTACGTATCTTGCATCGTTTTTCTGTACCAGGTGTGCAAGTCCATCCTGATCCAGGTACTTCTTTTCTGCAGCGAGCACTGCTGCTTTTGCTACTTTCTTTCTTGGCATTTTCACTCTGCTCCTTTCATAATCTCGTCAATCTCCGGATTGGTGATCGACTCTATCTCCACAGTCCCTCCGCTGTTTGGCAGATTTACGGAACTGATTGGATCATTACCCGACAAAAGCTGCAGTTGATTCCCCTCTAACTGCAGCCCGTCTCCTTTTTGCTTTAATTGCTCCACGATCTGTTCCAGTACATGTTTATCCGCTGGAGCCTCATAATCTTCTGGCTTTTTTCGTGCTTTTACACTTAACCGAATTTCAAATATGGTCTTTCCTTCTCCCGGAATAGTCTTATATACATATGCCTGGATTGTTCCACTTCTTTTCAGTAATTCATTTGGAATGTCGACTGTGATGTCACCGTCTTCCGCTTTCCCAAGTACTACCAATGCACCATTCGTACATTTGTCAGTGAAATGTACTTGTATTTGTTCTTCTTCTACTTCCATTCCGCAGATTTGTAAAACCTGTCCGTAGTCCCATTGTGTAAGTTTTCCATCGATATCTACCCGCTTGGAGCATCCATCAAATACTGCAATAATCATTTTTTATGCGCCTCCTCCAAGCGAATCGATATCCGAATTCGGAATATCCTCTATTCCTGTTACTTCTCCAGAAGCACCCCGTGGAATTTCGAAATCAAATACCGCCTCAGTTTCTGTACCCGAATTTTCAACAGACGCCTCTGTTCCGGCCTCCCCAGTCGTAGTAGTTCCGATCCGTATTGTTGCTGCCTTTCCTGCCGGTCCTTCCGGACCCTGAATACGTCCTACATTTTTCCACTGGCCAGATACGTTGTCCCATACATATAGATTTCCATCTACCAGATAGGATTCGCCCACATTTCCTGTTGGATGTTCTCTGTTCAATTCCTCTTCTGTTTTATAGGACCCCAGTATAGTAACACCCGTTCCATCTTTTCCCGGATCCCCCTGAATCCCTTTTTCTCCTCTTGGACCAGGATCCCCTTTCTCTCCTTTAGCCCCTGTTGCACCGGATAAATCTACCATGTACTCATATCCAGTTGCGCCCTTTCTATAAACCTTGGCATTATCAGCATCATCCGGGTTACCGGTACTTATCATCACAATCGCATTTTCCGGAAGACCATCGGTTTCAAATCCTGCATTCATCTGTCCTACAGAGGCATAAATTTTTTGCACGTTTAAAGCAATGCTTCCACTTTCTATGGTCCCTGACTGCAGAGAATCAATTTCCATCGTTGTAATTTCAATCGGATCATACTTCTCCAAACGATTCAGTATATCTACAAGCGCCTGATATTCATTGGTTGACTGTATTTCGGATGCAGCCACTAAGTTTTCTCTGACCTCCATCTTCACTTTGAATGATGTGACAGCATTGCTACCATCAATCAAATGTAGCTGGCATTCCGTATTTCCCACTTCTGCAACCATTTGCGGCGTCAAACTGAACAGGACGCAATAATTGCTTATCACGGTTCCTTCTGTGTAAGTTTCTGATCCGCTTGGTTTCTTACAATAAATCCTGGCCTTACTGATTGTCTTTGCCATTCCGGAAATCATACAGCGCAGAAGTCTGCCCGAATCGTACTGTACTGCATAGATTGTTTGCATAATTCCCGGGTTTCTCACGTCAATGTATAAAGTTGTCGTTGTTTCCATATCACACCTTCTTTCTTATCCTGGTATCCACCTGACGAGGTAAACGTCTCCCGGCAACACACCTCCACCGCTTTTGTATCGCAGCACACAGTCCCACGGATAGTTATAGTATCCGGTTGTCCAAATTTCCTTTCCTGTCTGATCACCAGTCTGGCCGCCGGTTGTTCCGCCAAATTCATTTTGGCTGGCCTGCACAACCTGTCCATTTCCAATTCCCATTGCAGTATGGTTTACGATGTTCAGAAGGATATCCCCTCTTTGTACACCGGATCCTGTTGCCAGATTTATCTGCCCTGTCACATCCGTAAAACCGCAATTTAAAAATATTTCCCGCATATTACCGGTGTAGGTTGCCCCATTGCTTTTTACCGGAACCCCGGCATTTTCCCACGCCTGAATCAATAACGAGGAGCAATCGTAATCCGGTCCCCAGCGGTTTGTCTGATCATATCCATGACTGTTATCATTTGCGATTTGAATCGCCCAGTTTACCGCAGCTTCTATTTTTTCAGATCCTCCTGCATATTGACTCAGGTAGTTGTACCAATATCTTGCCTGCTGCCGCCTCTCGGCTTCCACTTCTACGCCTGCACGTTCAAAGTTTTTCAAAAATGCAGATGCCAGATATTCCGGTGATTCTCCGCTGGCCTTAAACTGATCAAACGACAGCGGATATGCATCGGTTGCAATCCACTGACCAAAAGAAACTGTAACAGAATCTATCCATGTAAGCTGACCGTTTGGATCCGTAATCCCATATCCGTTCGCACCTGCCCAGTTTGTATAATTTGTTGCCGGTGTCCACTGTACCAGTCCAAAGCCTCCACTATAGTTTCCCTCCTGCAGGCTTTGCCAGATTCCGGGATTGATGTTCGATTCACTTTGCATGTTGCCGCATATCCCAGCAATGGCATTCAGCGACCATCCTTTTTGTTCAAAAAAACTTAGTACTTCTCTTGCATTTCCCTGCATCTGCTCTGTGGTCAGATAAAAGTTTCCTATCGTCCATGACATCAGAAATCACCTTCTTTCGTGATTCCGCCCACAAGAAATCCTTTTTCAAACCTTAGATTTGTCCCATTCGAAAAAACTGCAGTTCCAGTCTTTCCATAAACTCCTGGTCCAACGTTTTCCGCATCTAACAGAACTGCATCCTTCGTGATCCTTAGTAAGATTTTGCTGTCTTCTTTGTTTCCATCGGTGAATAACAATGCATTTCCAACATACGTCATACAAAGAACGCCCTCATCATTTTTGTTTGAAAATAATATTGTTCCGTCCTTTATTGTCACACGCCGATTATCGCTCAAAGAATCGCAGATATATTTCCCTTCTGCGTAAATTCCATCTTTATCCAGTCGGACTATTTCTTTCCCGCTTGCATCCAGCACCCTTGCAACGCCACTATTATTGTCAAGTCCTCCGATTTCCAAAGTTCCACCTCTGATCCGATCAGCCAGCATTGTTCCTGCTGTGATAAAATCAGCAAAGAATCCCTGTCCTGTTCCAAAGGTGGACCAGTCCCAGTCTCTTCCATCTGCAGTTCTTTTGCTGGCAATCTCGAACCCCATTGTACCAAGGCACATTGCCCCAAACGTTTCCGACTCCGGATTCAAATCTTCAAATAAAACAGCGCGTACTTTCTGTTTTTGTGCGATGTCGGACTGTGCCCGAAACTGTGCTTTCACTCCGTTTATGATGCCGTTTACCTGTGCTCCTATCACAGTGCCATCCGGCCGGATTGCACTTTCTATCCGATTTGACATACTTGATACATCCGTAATGAAATTGTATTGAAAGTCTCCCAACACAACAGATGCAACCTCTTCATTGATGCAATCCCATTCCAGTTCTATGACACGTGCATCTGTTACAATATCCAGTTTGCTGTGACGACAATGTACCGTGTCTCCGATAGAAACTTCTTCCAGTTCCCGGATATCCGCGTACAATTCCGTATCATGCAGCATAACCATATCAGCGGATATCGTAACCTTCGGCTTGTCAATTCCAGCTTCAAACTGTTCCTCGCATTTTTCTTTTAGCGCATTGTTCAGTTCTTCCTGTGTATTGCAGATCACGATTCCGTTCTCTTCGTCATCTTCCGCAGCATCGGCCTTCATCTTCACATCTTCAAATGTGATCACTCCGTATTTTATTGTTGGATATTTATCAAGCAGTGGTGAGTCCACCCACGGTTCATTCCCCTCTATCATGTATCCGTTATATGCCTTTGGTACAATCCTTGTAATGACCTCGCTGGTATCAATCTCTTCCTGCAGCCCGTTTTCCGCAATATTTTTCCCGTATAAAACCTGCACCCCATGATCGATTCCAACTCGGTCATTGACGGTGATCGTATAATTATCAAAAAGAACCTCACCGCCCCATCTGTTCAGGAAGGAGTTCTCCTCTTCTCCGCAGATTGCTTCGATCAGGTTCTTTGTCTGGTAATATGCTGTTGATATTATTTTGATATTAGATTTTCCACTGTACTTTTTATTTGGTGCGGTCATGATGTCCAGTGCCTGCTGCCCGTTTTTTTCCGTTGGACGTATATCCAACAGAAAACAATCATCAATCGCATCCATAAAAACCGGTTCCAGTTCTGCACTCACGCCAGCATCTGATTTTGCTTTCTTTTTGATCCGAAATAACTGTGTTCCATTGAATGACTCCAGTTTTACGACTGCGTCCTCTTCTATCCACTTCCAACGGCCCTCTTCATCGATCGGGTGCTGAATCTCCGCTTTCCAACTTCCGTTTAGTATTGCTTTTACAGAAGCGCTCTCCGGAAGTAATGGCATATCGCCGTTATGTTCATAATCCGTATTTTCTGGTTTATAAAGTTCTATCCTTATAAGCACCTCCAGTTCGGAATCACTTTCAGATCAAATCCTCTTGAGATATACACGGTATTCTCTCCCGGTAAAAGATGCAGTTCTGCATAATCTCCATACACAGATGTGTTCATCAATTTTCCATCTTTTCTGTATGCCATCAGCCTGTCTGTATCAATCACCAGATTCTGGCCAACATTCGCTTTCATTTGACTTCCGTTTACCTGCAGGATGCACTCACCTTCACCTGTGATCAAATAGACTGGTCTTGATCTGTCATATGGATTGTAAAACACCTCTTCGGGTGTATATTCTGCTTTTCCATCTGTTCGATATCGGTATCCTTCACACGTAAATTCTACCTCAAACTCTCCGACCTCTTTTACTTGCCGTTCTGCCGCATTGATCTTAGTATGTTTTACATGATAGAAGTACTCCAGTTCATCGCTTAAAATCAGTTCTGTATCATCTTTTCTCATAAGCCATCTTCTCGCAGTCCGAAATCGTTCCTGCCATCTTTGAGGATTTTCTGCAAATGTAAAAGGAACTGTGATTGTAATGTCGCTCACAGTTCCATCTTCTTTGAATATGCTCCCATCTCTTCCCGGTATGTTCAATTCCGTATAGTTATACTCTGCCGAAGGGATAGACGGTCTTTCTCGTACAAGTATTCCTATTTCTGTATTTGTATGGCCGTTTCTGATAATTTCATACATTTACCGTCTCCCCTTTCCTCTTTTTGCATGATGTACTTGAGATGTAAATCCTTTTTTGGCTGTTTCTACAATATAAGAATCAAGCTTTTGATTTCCAATTTGCACACCGACATTATTGTTCAAAACAATGTTAGTCTGTGTAGCACTTGCCAGCGCCGGAGTTCCTCCGTACATGCTCTCACTCATCGTCTTGGCAACTCTTTTTACCGCATTGGAAACCTTGTACACATTCTCATTGATTCCTTTTACCATTCCATCGATAAAATCCGGCATCCATGTTTCATAATCTCTCAAAGGACCTTCATCCGGTCTTGAAAAATGCAGGAAAGAACGAATCTTGTCTCCAATTCCTCTTACTGCATCTATAATCCCATTTACTCCGGATAAAATTCCTTCTGTTAATCCGTGGATGAAATCAGCCCCCCACTCCTTCGCGTTGTCTATCCACCCGGAAATCGTAGATCCTATTTTGTCAAAAATATTACTTACAATTTGTGGTAGTTCCTGAATTGTATTTTTGATTCCATCACGCAATGCCTCAAACCCACTGATTGCAGAATTTCTCGCGTTGTCCACCGTAGTTTTTATTGTATTTTGAATATTGTTCCATATATTCGACATGGATTCCTGAATATTGCTTCCTATTCTTTCAGCTGTATTTTGTATGCTGTTCCAAATATTTTCTAACTGTGTTTTCAATGCATTCAGCAATGTAGATACAATTTCATTTGTCATCTCTACTTTGGTTAAGATTACTGTTTTTATCGCATCCCAGAAATTTTCCGTAATGCTTTGAATTGCAGTCCATATATTTGTAAATGCATTTTTGATATTGTTCAGAATATTCTCAAGATCGGATTTTAATCTTTCAAAATCTCCGGTCACAAGATCAATCAAAAGAAGAACTGGAGCCAATGTTGCATTTTTGATAAATTCCCAAGTATTCTCAGCCAACATTTTTATTCCAGTCCAGATTCCACCTAAATCTTCTTTTAGCCGTTCGAAAGAATCTTTGATAATCGATGTCAATTCTTTGATAATCGGAATTTCCATGATACTTGTCCATACAGATTCAAACTTTGCCTGTACACTATCCCATATACCACTCCACCATGCCGGTATTCCTTGAAAGAACGATACCATCTCATTCCATGCATTGGGAATCGTTTCTGTAAAAAATTCTACAATTCCATCCCATGCTGCAAAAAATCTGTCTTTGATTGCCTTTAAAATCCCGTTCACACCATCCCGGAACCATTCGCATTTATTGTATAAAGCAACCAATATCACTATAATTGCCGTTATAGCCGCAATTACAGGATGTGCCGTTATTATTCCAAGTAACCCCGTTACTGCCGTTTTAATTCCACCGATCAGATTTGTCACCACTCCTCCAATTCCAGATAATTTCGACAGCGTACCTGCTACCGCAGATATCCCGAGTGATATCTGGCCGATTACCATCAGTAGTGGTCCTAATGCTGCAACCAGAATTCCGACTACTACAATCACCTGTTGCACGCCTTCCGGTAGTGCTGAAAATTTATTGACAAGTGCGGTAATAAGTTCTGCTACCTTCTGGACAATTGGTGCCAGTGTATCTCCAATCTGAATCGCTGCGGTTTCCAGAGATCCTTTTAATTCCTCGATTGCTCTTGATCCATCACTCATCTGAGAATTTGCCAGCCTTTGTGCTGCCTCCTGATCATTTGCCGCATCGATATATTTTTGAAGCCCCTCAGTCCCGCTATCCATCATCACAGTAGCAGCACGCATTGCATCGGACCCGAAGATTGCTGATAATGCTGCATCCCTCGAAGCAGCATCCAATCCGCCCAGTTTGTCTTGCAATTCTTGAGCCATTTCAGCAGCTCCCAGAAGATTTCCACTGGCATCTCTCGTTTTAATGCCCAATGTTTCTATTTTTGTTGCTGCTGCTTCCGATGTTGGTGCCGCCAGCCTCTGGAGCATGGTTTTTAAAGATGTTCCGGCATCGCTTCCCTCGATTCCGGCATCTGCAAAACGAGCCAAAACCGCTGTTGTTTCCTGTATAGACCATCCTGCGTTTTTTGCTCCAGCAGAACACTGTGCCAGTGCCTGTGTGAGAGGTTCTACATCCGTAGAAGATGCAGCTGCTGCCCCGGCCAAAGCGTTTGCCGCTTCTGCAGACTCATTCGCAGACAGACCAAACGCTCCCATTGCCTGTACGACAACATTTGCTGCCTCTCCAAGATCCATCCCGGAAGATGCCGCAAGGTCCATTGTAGTTTTTAATGCCCCTGCTTTAATGTCGGCTTCTGTCAAACCACCTTTTGCCAGTTCTGTGATCGCATTTCCTGCATCAGTTGCAGAAAAGACTGTATCCTGTCCGGTCTGGATTGCAAGCCGTCTTAGATCTTCCATTTCAGACATGGGCTTATCAAGTGCTCCCGCCGCCTGACTCATTGCATCGTTGAAATTATTTGCCATAACAGTGGATGCCACCCCTACACCGGTCAGTGCCCCCGTTACTGGCAGCAAGGATTGTCCCACTCCTTTGACCTTATTTCCAAACTCTCCGGATACCGCAGATACTTTTGCCAGATTAGCATTTGCACTTCCGACCTCTTTTCGCAAAGCTTTATAATCATTCGTTGTTTCAATGATCTCTCTTTGAAGCGCATCCATTCCTTCTGGACTGATCGGATGTCCAAACTCATCATCTACCTGCTTTTTCTGTGTCTTTAATTCTTTTAATCTGCTGGAAGATTCGTCTATCTCTGTCTGTAACTTTTTATATTCTTCTGTATCGATCTGACCACTTTCTTCCATGGACTTCATACTCTTTTTGAGCTTGTCCATTTTTTCGTTGGTCTTTACAATCTCCTCTTGAATCGGAGTATACGCTTCTTTCCAAGCATCATAATTTCCAGCGGTTTTTGCTGCCTGTTCGCTTGCCTGTTTTAAAGTTTCCAGCCTGTTTTTCGTTTCACTGATCGACTGCTGCAGCAACTTCTGCTTCTGATTCAGCAATTCCGTATTCGTGGGGTCCAGCTTCAGCAATTTATTGACATCTTTTAATGACTGTTCTACACCGTATAGTTTTTTGTCAACACCGGACAGTGCCTTTTCCAACTTGGAAGTATCGCCGCCAATCTCTATGGTAATTCCTTTTATTCTGCTCCCTGCCCTTACATCCCTCCTTTACAGTGCATCAATATCCGCCTGTGTTGCAATTTTCGGATAATCATACTCATCATTCTTCATTTCGATAAACATATCGTTGATCATTCCAATGCTTAACAGGTCTAAATCAGAAATAGAAATACCGCATTGTGCACATCGAAGCATGAACAATGCGGTATTGACCTCACGATCTATTTCCCTCTCTTTTTTTTTGGAACTGACATCTGTTTATTTTCTGATTTCCACATTTCCATGATTTCCGGCAGAATCTCATAGATATCAAATGTCTCGAACTGATCCAACCACTCATTGATATCGTCCGGCTGGTTAAGATCGCCATGTTTATGCATCAGAAACGCAATGTTTTCAAACATTTCCAGTGATTCGATCGGGATTCCGCTTTCAAACTTACTTTCATCAAATTCTGTACCTTCTTTTGCGCATTTTTTCTGCATCTCGTCTTTGAGTTTTTCCTGGATCTTGATCTGCTTTTCAATTTTCTGCATATCTACAAAAATATCTCTCCCAAATTTCAGTCGATAAATCCGGGGGATTGCGGCAGAACTTTTGAATTTATATTCTGTTCCATTGATTGTGATCGTCTTTCTCATCCTGTTCTCCTTTTATGCTGCAACTTCCTGATCTGGAATGTACACCTTATCAAACCATTTTTCGTATAAGTCATCTGTTGTATCTGCTGTTGTCTTTGCCCGAACTGCCATTTTCTTAGCTGTTCCAAGCTGTACAGCGGATGCAGAAACTGTGACAGTGTCAGTTGTAGGTTCAATCGCGTCCTCTGTTGTGCTGGATTCTGTTGTAGGACGTGTAGAGGTACAGCAATAGAACCAGAACCGTGTTCCCCTCACATCGCCGTCAATTTCAAATCCCAGCGCAAACCGTTTTACTTTTGCAGTCGCTTCCTCCAGCATGACTTTGTTCTTGTCAATGTATTCACTTAAAATCTTTTCCCGGAACTCATCCGTGATCAGCGCCATTTCCCAGTCTCCCTCATATCCGCTATTGGAAGAAGAAACATAATACTTGATTCCATCCGCATAAAACGGTGTCAGTTCTCCCTGTGCTTCCAGTGAAAGCGATACGGAGCCAGGTACCGCAAACGGTGTATCAAATGTAATTTCTCCCGTATCACTTTCCTGCAAAAGCGCAACATGCGCATTATGGATATTGAATTTGACTTTATCCTTTTTTGTTACCTGTCTTTCTTTCCTTACTTAGCCCTCCACTTCATATAATACTTCATACATATTTTCTGATTTAATATACTGTTCACTTTTCTGCCAGAAGAGATCTGCTGCATCAAGTGCCGCTTCTACACGTTCCTCCAGTTCAAAGTCCTTTTCATCTGTGTACAGTTCAATATCAACTTTGTCTGATTTAAAATATACCTTCCCATCTGCGGAAAAATTTCTCGTTTCCGGAATCAACCAGCAAATAAAAGGAGGATTCACCGCCTCACGTTCTTCGAAATGATGATACCGATATTCAATTTCCAGTATATCCAGAATTGCTTCTATCCTCTCCTTTGTCATAAATATCGTTCTATCCTTTCCTGTAAAATTTCCTTTGCGTGCTTTTCTGCAATTTTGATATGCGGGATCCCGTCCACTCTTCCACCATTCCTCTTTGCGTGTCCTTTTTCCAGCAAATGTGTAATCCGGTATTCCGGCTTTTTGGAATATACCACCATATCATAGCGGTGCCTTCCACTCAAATTTTTGTCTCGTTTATAGCTCCAGTGCTTTGCATATTCACCGGTATCTCCTTCCGGTGATATGGAACGTAATTCCGCAGCTGTCTGCTTCGCCGTCTCCTTCACTGCCTTTTCCACGGCTTCCTGTACATCCTCACGATACGCATCTAACTCCTGCATTACTTCAATTGCTAACTGATCAATATTAATTTTCGGCATGGTTCCTCACATCCTCATAAGTCGTTACTACTCTTTCCAAAGAAAGCAGTAAACAAGGTGGCGTTGCATCGTATTTATTCTGGATCTGTATGATCTTGTACTGCTTTTCTCCGATTATGCAGATGTCCATCGTAGAAATGTCTTCTACCGGCAGAATTGCAACTACTTCGTCAATCTGATTGGATAATACCTTTGCCTCATAGAACCGTTTGATTCCAACTGTACGAAATCCGAATCGAATTCCAGCTTGCCTGGTCTCTACAATCTTCCGGCCTTTTACGCTGCATATATCCAGTGATCCATCGTTAAATGTGGTAAACTTTGTATCCTTACGTCTCGGCATTGCATCCACCCGCTTTTCTTCGGAAACTGCGCATCTGCAGTGATATGATTTCTGATTTATAATTTTGAATAAACTCATCTACCTGACCGGCTCTTGCATACATGCAGTAATTTAAGAGCAGCTCTTTTTCTTGTGTTTCGCTTTCAAAATCACAAAATCTTATTTTGCCCTCAAGGTACGCTTTTCCTCTCTCTACGATACCAGAGAGCTTTTTACGCTCCCTGATATCCATATCCCATGTAATATCCAGAAAATTCTTCACATCTTCTAAAAGATCACTCATGATTATCCCTCATTCTTCGTTACCGTCACCTGATATGTCTTGGTTGCCTTTCCATCTGTCACTTTTGCTTTTACTACATTTCCTGCGCCGGAAGCCCATGTAACTCTGCTGCCGTTTGCAATCGGTTTGTCATTGTATGTCAATTCCAGTTCTGCAGTGCTGTCTGCGATTACCGCCTGCACCGTGTTTGATGCGTCTGTTGTTGTCAGGGTGTATGTCAATTCTCCTTCTGTAAATTCTGGTGTCAGCGTGTGTCCACCCACCTTAAAATCTGCAAGATTTGCATTTTCCACATTTTCTACACTTGGAACAACTTCCACTTCATAATGCGCTGGCTGTAGATCACTGATGTTCAAAAGCATGAAGGCATTATCATCTACTGCAAATCCATGACCATACATTTTGATCAGGTAAACCCTCTCATCTTCCAGGAATCTGTAATCATCTGAATACAAGATTCTTCCGTTATTTTCGATTCCAGCTCCCATGAGGTAAAGCTTTGCCATACCAAATACAGCCTTTCCGACTCCTACCGCCGGAGACTGGATCACATCGATTGGGAATGGCAGTGTACTTACATATCCACCGCCCGGCGCCGGTCTCTGTGTTGCCGGCAGGACTTTACTGAAATAATCTGACGGATTTACCACCAGAATCAGTGTGTCTACGGTTCTTGCCTGTCCTTTTTCATTGATTGCCAGAACAGATGCCAATTTTCCAAGCTGCACATCATTAAACTTTGTAACCTTTACTGCTTTTTTATCTGGATATACTCCACCCTTGATCGTAACAGAGTCTCCCACCTGTTTTGTCATACCGATTGGCATGTCTTTTCCAGTTCCATTGATAATACCGTCTTCCAATCCATTTGCAAGCGCTTCATACAGAACCTGTCTCACATAAGCATCCAACCATTCTGGCCCCAGATCCAACATTGCTTTACACACCGGAAGAAATGCTGACAGTTTGCTCAGTGTCACATCTACCTCTTTAAATCCGGATGTCAGCTCCTGGATGATCTCTGCGCAAAGTTTTCCCCATGCTGCTTTCTGATATCCATTCGTATTCATCATCATTCGTGTCAACCCTGTTACGGATGTAAACTGGATTTTGGACAACAGCGGATGATCTGTTTTCAAATCTTCGAATACTTTGTCAATTACGGTATATGGCATTACCACATCCAGATTTTCTACTGCCTGTTTCGGATTCGGTGCTTTCATGGCTTCTGCCAGTTTCTGATAATATTCTTTTTCTTTGGATGTCAGCTGTCTTACGCCGCGCTCAGACAGAATTCTCTGATCTGCTTCTTCTACGATTCCCCGTGCCTGTTCTATGACACTTTCCTGAATCTTATCGCACAGCTCCACAAACGCTGCCTGGAACTGCTCTGCATCTCCGGCTGTGATTGCCTCATTCATCTTCTGTACGATTGCTGTTTTTTCCATTTCTAATACATCTAAATTTTTCCTTAAATCATGCCTCCTCTAAAAAGATTTAATACATTGTTTTTTCTTGGTTTCTTGTCTTCCTGTGGTTTCTGCATTGCTGCAATCTGCTGCCGGAAGCTCTCCTGACTGTTTAACTGTCTTTGCATATCGGACAGCTTCTCCAGAATCTCTTCTGTATTGACCGGTTCTGCTGTCTTTCCCATGATCTCATCAATGAGTCCATATTCCAGCGCCTTTTCCGGAGTGAGGTAAGTCTCATTTTCCATTAACTCAATCAACTCACTTTCCTCAATCTTCGCTCTTTCCAGAAAAACTTGCCGGTTTGCTTCCATCATGTCATCCAGATCATCGGCATATTTTCTCAGTTGTGTTGCATTGCCCGAGCAATACATCCACATATTGTGTATCAGTGCCGTTGTACCTAAGCACATTTTTCTTGTGTCACACGCCTGTAGAATCAAAAACGCAACACTGTGTGCTACGCCATCCACAATCCCGACTTTCTGGTTTTGTTTTTGCTTCAGTAAATTGTAAATAGCAACGCCCTCTTTTACGGATCCACCATTTGAGTTGATATGCAGCTCAATTGTCTGTCCTTCTGGAATTTCACTCAGTTTCTCTGCAAAATATTTCGCGGAAGTCTCCGAGTCCTTATATTCCCATGCGTTCCAGTCAAATTCTCCATATTCTGTCACATCATCATAAATGTACAGAAGTGTTTTGTTCTCTGCCTGAACAGGCTGCATTCTCCAGTTTGTTATGTTTTTCCTTGTCTCACCCCTTTCACTCTGTGGTTTCTATATCCAATCCTGCAAGCAGGTCTTGAATCTTACTATAATTTTTCGTCATAAAGTGCTGGTTTGCCCAGTCTTCTTCAATTTTCGGTTTTCCGAGCACTTCCAAAATGTCATTGATCGTAAATGCTCCGCTTGAGATCAGCTTGTCTACTGGAGTTGCAATATCAAAAATATCAATATGCTTGACTGCCAGAGTCTCTATCTTCACATAATTTCCAGCTTTAAATCCTGTGTATCCGTTTCTCTTTCTGTTGATCTCCTGCTGCAGCATCTTAATGAGCGGATCTATCACAAAGGTCAGAAGTTCATCAATCGCTTTCCCTGTATCCTGTACATCTCCTTTGGCCAGACTCGGTGGGAAAGAAAATGCTCTTGCTGTAAATTCAAAGATGTCATCAGCTAGAGACTTGATATCTCGTGTTGACTCTGTAGAATACGTCTTTCCGCTTTCTGAAATATCCTGATATTCGTATCCGTCAAACAATGGCAACACCGCACTGTCGCTTTCAAAGAAGTTCTTAAAATGCGTGCTCATCAACTCCTGGAATGTTTCATCGAAATTCTCACTTTCCTGTGCAATTGCTCCAATATTCAGGATTCCTTTTTTTCCTCTTGATTTTTTATAGGCATCCTGCGCATATATCAGTAATTTTGAATACGTTTCATACATCCCATTTGTGAGATTCCTCATATTCTCTGAATTTAATTCGAAAAACATGACTTCCGACATTTCCCGCGTTTCAGACAATTCGTAACCGTCAAATGTGATCCCGCTGAATCTGTACTCCTTCAATGCCAGCACCTCTTTGCTGTAACTGTCTGCCACATAAATGTGATTGTTTACTTCTACCACAAGGCATTCATTGTTCCGGTACAGCTTGCCAATCAGCTTATTCATGAATGATGTTGCATTCTGGTTCTGATTTGGTTCGTAATTCCAAAGATAATACTCCTGTCCTTTTACTTCTTTTTTCTTGATATACGTTTTAAATTCGCATTTGCTGATGGCATTTGCAATTTTATTGACACAAGTCCAGAAAGCCAGCTCTCTCAGATACACTTCGTACATAGCACTCTGTACATCTTTATCTTTCATAATGTCATCCACTGTGATCCTTGTGGTACTGCTGCCTCCAAGTTTTTTGATCAACCAGTCTTTAATACTTAATTTCCTACATTCACCCCCTTAATAACTATAAACCTGTATTTTCGGTGTTGGTTTTGCCCGTTTCTGCGGCAGCACGTTTTCCACAGTCATCGCCGCTACAAATGCCATAAATGGGTCTGTTTTTCTGCTTTTTCCTTCTATTTTTCCATATACATAATTTCCCATATCGGCATCATCCTCTTTTCCTGGTTTTCTTCCATGCCTGATTAGTTTTGCATTATTGGTGGCCCACCTTAATTCTGGAGCATCTCCCCACCGTAACCATTTATTTACAAAGCAGCTATCAATCAGAGGTGCCACTTTCATAATGTCTGATGGCCGGATCAGCTTCAGATTCTTATTCACTTTCATATCAAATCCTATTTCCTGCAGATATTTTCCGATCAATGCAAAACGGAAATCATCCAAGGCTAAAGCTTTGATATTGTATGTGCGTTTTGCTTCCTGTATATAATTTGTAAGCAATGACGGATGTATTTCCACGTCATCTACAAGCGTCAGTCTTCCGGAATCCGCCCATTCTTTCCATGGAGCCTTGATCCTCGGAATATCTTTCGAATTTAGGCACATCCATGAATGGCTGATATCAAACCGTTCATCTCCATCTCGGAAATGAAGATCTACGGAAGCCCAATCTGTTAATTTTGTATAGTCAATTCCACATACACAGCTCCATCTTTCCAGATCCGGCAGTAAGATGTTGGTCGCTTTGATATTGTCCCACTCCGTTACACTCATTTCTTCCGCATTTTCCGGAATATTCATTCGTTTTGTCATAAATGCCGGAAGTCTTCTCGGATTTTTCTTCCATTCCCTGTATTCTTTCCTGATCTCTTCCATAAGACTTGGCAGATATGGCAACGATGGATTTGCCATTGGCCAGTTTTCTTCCTGATCCACATCTTCCTTTTTATTCAGTTTACAGATAAATGGTAATAACCCATTATCCGGTTCGCCGCCCCGTAAGATCTGTTCGGAAGTTTCCAGCAGATCATCCAGCGGTCCTTCCCGCACATCACCATTTGTCGTGTAGTAAGAACGTCTTGGATGTTTCTTCTTACCAAGTCCTGTCGTAAAGACGTTTATATTCTTATAGTCTTCATATTGATGGATCTCATTAAAAATACAGATTCCAGAACGAAGACCGTCTTTTCCTTTCGGACTGTTTGTTCTTCCCTTCATAATAGACTTTGTTTTCAAGCATAAAACCTGTTCTTTCGTCCATCGGAAGAATTTCTTTAATTTCTTTATCACAGACGGTCGTTCAAATGCGTTTATCACGTCATGGACTGGACGCATTGCCTGGTCCTCATTATTGGCGCAGATATCTACATCGTACTCTCTGATTCCATTATGTGGGGACATTAAACACACTGATTCGAGCGCAATTGTACCATCTTTTCCCGCTCCTCTCCCCAACATACAGAATAAATCCGGCCATCTTGGAAGCCCGGATTCTCTCCAATATGTGCAATCGTGCAGTCCGATCACAAACTTCTGCCAGGGAAATATTTCTTCAAACGGGAAGTATTTTGACATCCCGATATATTTCTCCAACTGATCACAATCTATATAAATATCTTCATGCTCAAAACACCATTTTACATGCGCGACAAGCAGCTCCTGCTCTTCGCATACTGCATAGATCTTTTTCTCAACTATATCAATCCATTCCTGAATATATGGATGTATGTTACAGCTCATCTTCATCATCTCCCGAATCATCGCCAACCGGCTTAATTCCTAGGCTGTCCAGTATTTTAAGCATTTGAGCATTGACCTTAATTCTTTGATCTATCGAGTCATTTTTCTTTTGCCCTTTTTGACCTCCTCCATTATTATATTCAACGATAGCGCCTCTCTTTTTAATGTCTGCGATCAGTTCGTTCTCCAGGTCCCAGAAGTCCATATATTTATCGACCAAGTCGATGTAATATTTCCCTGTGGTTCCATTCCGGACCAGCTGATCAAGAAGGTCCTCTTTAATTTCCACTCGCAATAATTCTTTTCTTGTTTTTCTCGCCCTTATACCACCCCCTCCGTCACGCGCGCACGAGAAATTTCTTTTGTCGGGAGCACCCACCGGTCTCTACGGGGCATATTAAAACCCGATTTTTTTCGACCGGGGGTATCCTGACAATTTTATTTTTCTTTACCATCTTTCTTCTGTCAGCGGTTCTTTTTTCTTTGGCTGTCGATATCCATGAACCTCTTCATGACAATCATGGCACAGGCTGATTAGGTTTCTCCGCTTCTCGCCTCTGAAGCTGTACCAGATTTCCAATGCCTTGTCTGGATGCTTCTTTACATAATTCACATGATGAACCGTCGTTGCCTTTGTATACTTTCCGCGTTTCTTACATAACTGGCATTCATATTTATCAAGCTGTAGTACCTGTTCTCTTAATACTTTCCACTTGCCCCATGTATAGAATCTGTGGATATTTTCTCTTATGCATTTCTTTACAAATGCAATCTCATGTTCTGTCATATTCTCACCTCAATTGCAGGAGAAGGAATCGAACCTCCGACCTTCAGCTAAGGAGACTGACGAGCTTCCACTGCTCTATCCTGCTATATTTGTGCGATGTCGCACAATGTGCAGGTTGGGATTCGAACCCAACAACGCGCCCGCTTTCACGAACCGCACTTCCTTTAATGCTATCTGCACCCTTTCTTTGTACAAAGTAGGCTATTGCCTAGAGCCCTTTATCGTCTTTGCTCAGGACGTAGAAAAGCACCCGGCTTTCGCCAGATGCTCTCTGATACTATTTGTTATTCACTTCTTCTATAAACTGCTTCATCAACTTTGTAAGCTGTGTTCCCATCGCAACGCCTGCTTCTTTACAAGCTTGACGAAACTCTTCTGCCACTTCCTTGTTTACCTTATACGTTTTCGGCGCTAACCCTGCTTTCTCATCCCACTTATCTTGCGGTCTCTTTTTCTTTTCTTCATTATTCGGCATGCTCATCCCTCACTTTCTTTATGAGGCAATAAACCAGTTTTGCTATTCCTATAGCAATGAAGAATATTCCTAACTTCCACAACATCCTTTACACAAATGAGCTTCCATGTTATATTTATTTTAGAGAAGGGCTTTCGCCCCTCTTAGCTAATTAAATAGCTTGTCGAGAATCATTAAAATGATTCCAACGAATAAGTCCAGAATCGCACTGACTGCCAATGTTTTTATGTCGATTTTGGACTTTTTCTTTTGTTTCTTTTTGCTCATTTGTATCTCACCTCCTTACAAGTATATAATACCACATACGTATACGTATGTCAATACTTTTCTCAGAAGTTATTAAAATTTTTAGAACTTAACTTGGCAACTTTACTGGATTCTCTAACACAATGAGGAACTTGCAGTAGTCCACAATCTGGACAACGGGAATCGAACCCGTGACACACAGCTTATAAGGCTGCTGCTCTAACCGACTGAGCTATGTCCGATCAGGATGCCTGAGTATTTGTTTATCTATTTATTACTAATCTCTTCCGGATGCGTCATCGCCATTATTCCGCATTCATTATAAATTTTTCCATTTTTATCTTTGTAAAATCTCAACATATCCTTTTGTTTATATCTCTTTTCCCCTAGTTCATCTTCAAATACAAACTCTAATCGTAACTCTGTGTGTTTCTCGTTTTCGCAACTACTTAGACTTATAATAAAAAATGCTACTGCTTCATCCATAGGTAAAAGCGAAAAAGGGGGAAATCCCTCTCTCTCATTCACTTTTACCGATACATTATTGGCACTGTAATTAGATAAGTTAACAAGCCTATACCGTATAACCTTGACACTTGAATTTTTTTTCTGCTTAAAATATTCTTCAAAAGAAGAATTGTCATATCTTTCTCCATTTCCAGCCTGTTCCCCAGCGATATTTAATATAGCGCCTCTTCCATTTTTTAATTTTTTTATATCTCTACGTTCAAGAATTTCTATTTTCCCGCTTAAAACTGGACGCATTAATCTAATTTCATTTTCTTTTCTTACTTTTTCCTCATTTTTAATTGTAATAATAACTCCAACTAACGTAAGTGCTCCTCCAATTAAAGCACCTAAATACCCTCCCCAAAAACCAATCCATTCATTTGTGGTATCAGTAATAATCCATCGATATTTAACCATTACAACTACTATCAATGGAACTCCTACAAGAACTAATATCACAAGCAAACATATAATCATTGGTGCATATTTTTTTCTTTTTTTAGATTGATTGCGATGATCTCGCATTATTTGTAACCTCCTGTGTATTTTTCTTTCATTATACACCGTTTTCGGAATATACTCCACATAAAAACGCCCTGCATTTTCATGCAAGACGCCTTTTATAATTTGTGTGTGGTTTTTACTGGTTGTTTTTAGGAGGAAAGCTAAAAACACCTTAGTCGTCCAGATTGTTCCTTTCGGCTTTATACCATATTAACATTTTAAAACCGTCGTTTCCGTCGTTTTCTCAAATTTTTCTAAATATCTGTTATGTTTGCATCGGCAACTGTCCTCTGTATATGCTTTCCTTTTCTTTGGGAATACTTCATTCATCCTATGTGAGACCTGTACCCAACTTAGATCATCAATATAATAAAATCTGAGAATCATTCGGATTTCGCTTTTTTTAATTTGTCCTATATATTCCTCTACCTGTATCTGTTTCTCCAGAAGATCCGTCTCCAACATCTGCAGCTTTGCAATGCGCTTTTCAAGTAAAAACTCACGTTTTTCATATTCTCTTTGTGGGAAGCCTGTTATTTTCACTGTTCGCAATGGTTTGTTGCCTTTCTTTCCACATGCAACAGAATCTTGCACAGTAATCTTGTTCAGTTGCTCTATTTTCTTTTTATCCACTACAATCCTACGTCTCAGATCTTTTATCTCTTCTTTCATGTCTGCATACTCAATCAGTATCTTCTTGTCCACTGGCAACACTCCCTTTCGTATCTACTCCCCATTTTCTTAAGCAGTCCTCCACAGAGTACGCACCTCTTTGCATCCACTTCTTGGCATTCTCTGTTGGTTCATGATCTGCCAGATCGGCAAAGTGATCTTCCTGATCTCGTTTCATTTCCTTTGCGCTGCGTCTATGCTTTAAGGTTGTTCCTCTCATACCTGTATCACCTCCATAATCTCCGCACTATCCAAAAACACCACAAGCGGAAAAAATACTGCCATTAAATAGTCAAGCGGCTCCAGCTCCACATCCTCCTCCAATCCTGTCTTTAAAGTAATCACGGTTCCCAGTCCCAATATGTAGTAAAGGGTCAAAAATGCGATTGTGATTAAAATGTCCATGTTATTTCTCCTTGTATGGTTTTGGAAGTGGCTGCCATGCAAATATTACCCCGTCATAAATCCCATAATCGTCATACCAGAGACCATATTCATCCTCTTTTTTAAATCTCATTCTCTTTACCGGATATTCTTCATCGTCACACGTTACAAGATATACACCTTCTTTCTTAGGTATATTTTGTAACGTATAAGGAATCCACCCATTGTCTTTCTTTCCGTCCTCGTATCCTTTTTGATACCATTTTCTTCGGCTGCAATCTCCACAGTTTTGAACTTCATCCATGTGGGAACGAATCATATTTCTGCACCATACCAGCTCTTCATACCGACCTTGTACTCTTCCGGCTTCATAACATTCCTCACCATCCAGAAAACCATCATCTTCATCTACTGGAATGTTTTCAACCATATTCATACGTTCTTCAATTTTGTCCAAAATCTTCTCTAATGCGTTCATTTTTCCACCTCCAACAACTCATGATTATCAAAAATGTTTCCGACCAATTTATAATCTCTCCCATGTAATGTCTTTCCGTAGCTAAACCCTATTGGATATTGTCCTATGCATGTATTGCTTATAGGCACAACCCCAAAATCAGCATACTCTTTTCTCCAAATGACTTTATATAATCCACATTCTTCTTTTCTTTTATTACATTCAACAATATCATTCTCCCAAATCTTCCGACCACTCCAATCTTCAATCTTATTTTTTCTGTCTTCTCTATAATTCCAATCGGAAAGAAATGATTCTTTTTCTGCTTCGGTAAGATCTCCCCATTTTGTATTGTCATGTAATCCTGTGAACTGGCAGACCATATTACCGTCACATCTAAATAATTGGTCTTCGAAATTGTTTATCAGAACTATATCACCATACCTCATGTGCAACAAATCACCTTCCACCCACCACTGATCTTTTGGAAGCTCTTCCCAATCTTTTCTCTTTGTTTTAAAAAGTATTTCTCTGTTCATAATTACTCTTTCTCCCATGACCAATTAACCTGTTCCATAACCATATCTCTCATAGCTTCTTCGATTTCCTCATCAGTTACATCATCACCAAACTCTTCTTCAAATGTCATATTTGTTCCAGCAAAACCATAATTTGCCTCCGCTTTTACTTTAATCATTCTTCCACCCTCCTGTTCCAAACTTCAATTGCTGTTCTTTCTAAAGCGTAACTACGTGTAGCAATTCCGCATTCTCGGCAATGTACATACGCAAAAATCACTTCTTTTCCTCTCCGTGTTTTCCTCATCCATTAATCTTTTTCCCCTATCGCTTCGCCAACTCCCGAACCAGTTCATCATTTCCTTTTTTCGTAAGGCCTTCATTACATGTGCAATCCGGATATACACAGCGGAAACAATCCGGATATTTACAGAGCGGCTTTGAAATTTTCGTTCGATTCATTTCCAGTTTTCTCTTGGTCTCTAGCAGATCCGGTACCTGGACCTGTCTTCTGCTGCCCGCTTCCGCAAACCAGATCAATCCCGATCTCTCCAGATATGCCCGAAAACAAATCTCATTTTTCTCAATCTGGAACATAACTTTCATGTACACCCACACCTCATGCACATCCATCCCGTCAAATAAAAGTTCCTGTATCCTGGATGCGTATTTCTCGTAACCTTCCACTACTCAATCACTTCCATTTCTCTTATTGAGACTTCATAAGCTGTTCTCTCGCTGTCGCCTTTTACATAAATCCTGCTCTGTATCATTCCCATGGCTCTCACTTTTGTTCCGACTGGAAGCCCTGCTGCCAGCCTTGCGTTCGAATACCAGCAAATTGCCGGGAGATAATCACTTTTTCTGTGTTTCCTGTTCACTGCAATTAAAATATCCGTGATTTCTTTTCCGAGTGGTGTCTCTCGATAGAGCGGCTGTTTACAGATATATCCAATCAGATCAATTCTGTTTTGATCCGCTTCACCAGCTTCGCTGATTCCTTTTACAAATACATACAATTTCAAATGATTTCTTTCTCCATCCTTTTCATTGTATGATCGGTATTCTCCAAAGAGCGTGATTCTGCCTCCTACATGATCCCAGATCTCTCCTGCCAGTTCTTCCGGTACCTGGATCGGTATCACATCCAGCACTCCGCTAGTCCGCATAATTTCTATAACCGATGTATAAATTTTCCTGCCGCCCCTTGCAGTCAGCAAATATGTTGGTTCCTCTACGATTTTTCCTGTGATCTTTACGTTGTTCTCTTCCATCTTCTACTCCATTTCCAGCCCGGCTAATGCTTTTAAAATCTTCCCGCCATTGCTCTCTTCATCTGCCGGTGTTTTTACAGTCAATAACATTCCAGTCTCATTTACCCACAGGACGAAATATCCCATTCCCATAGGTCCTGTCGGAAAGTCTTCATACTCACCTGTTTCGGATAGGCTTACCAATTCCAGAATTTGATCTGGTATGTAACTCATCTCTTTTGTCTCTACATTCTGTAACACTGCCATTCCCCTGTATTTGATTTCTGTATCCTCATACCGGTCTCTGGCTGATAACCATTTCTTGTATTCCCACTCATCCCTTACTTTTAGTTCATACTGCTTTTCTCCTTTTTCATAGGCTCTGTATACTTCGCCCTCTTCCGGAAGATCCCCCACAAGTTCAATGACTGCTGCCTTATTCTTGCTTGTAAAGTCCTTCTCATATACAAATAATATCCAATAGGCTCCCTGTATGAAGTACATTTCCTCTTTCTTTCCTACAGTGAGTCCTGCACCTTTCCATGCATCCTTCAATATTCTCTTAAATATGCTCGTCTTAATAAACATGATGCTCCTTTCCTCTCCCAGAGTTATCTGGGAGATAATGTAATGGCTTACGACAGGTTTTGTGACGTACCTGCTGTTGTATCTTCACGGCACTTGGCCGGAGATGCTATAAAAATTGGAATCCTGGATGTCCTTCTTTCTGCTTTTCATTTTGCGGTTCTTTCATCAACTCTTGCTGATCCAGATAATTTTTCTTGCTGATCTTCATCCAGTCTTTCCGTGTGTGTGACTTTTCATATTCCCTCTGTGCGATCTCGCAAAGCAGTTCTCTTGTCTTTCTGCAATTATGTACAGCTTCTTTCCCGCTTTTATGGTGCGGTTCACACAAATACACTTTCAATCCCTCGGCTTCCGATAGAATTCTCATCCCGGATCCAAACAATACATGGTGTTCCTCGGTATACTGCTGCCGATAGTCTCCATACAGATTGGCACAGAGATAGCACACGCCCTTTTCTGTGTTCAAAATGCTTTTCGGATGGCTGATTCTCTTTTTCTTCTTTTTCGGCTTAGGAAACGCCATATCACTATAATCAATACTCATAAAGTAATCACTTTCTTTTTCCAGTTGTCCCATCCGCCTTTTGGCCAGGCAAATTCTTTCTTCAGAAGCTGCATGATTTTCTCCGGATCCCCGGATTTTAAGATGTCTTCTATGACTTCTCCTTCCTGGACCACCTCTTCTGTGATCTCATGTACCTGTTTTTCTTCTTCCGGAAGATTCATAACCGGAGCATCTGGCATCAGTTCCGGATAATCTTCCACTTCCATCTGTCCTGGAATCTGTTCTTCTGTTTCTTTTGGCTCTTCCAAAGTTTCCTGTGCTTTTGCAGGTTCTGCCTTTTTCTTTAATGGTTCCGTCTTTAAGACTTCCCTCTCTTTCTTTTCTCTCAGCGGCATCTGATAAACTCTTTCATAGGCTTCTGAATCAGAAGTCTTCCTGCCTTCCGGATAAAAGGTCTGTTCAAATGTTTTGGCCAACTCCAGATAGCTGATCTCTTCTGGTTCTCCCCTGCCGTTGTATGGCATGATCCGAATCTGAAATTCACTGAATAGTGCATTTGCTGATGGCATTTGCAACATTCGGAATTTTGTTGGAGCTACAATTCCCATGATCTCCCGGTTAATCGTACTTTCTCCTTTTGGCTCGTCTTCCCATATCCATTTAGCCATTTTTTCAAAGCAGCCTTTTCCCTCTCCTTTGAAAAATTCATACACTAACGTTTCCGTCCAGCTTCCATGGTGTTCTTCTGGTGCGATGTCGCACAGGCTCATCTGCGGCGAATAACGATCTTCTGTTTCCCGGATGACTTCTTTTACCTCCCGGATTTCCCGTACCGTGGCATCTCTTGGTACCACTTCCCGCACTTCTTCCGGCAGTGCCAACATTTCAGACAGCTTACTGCTGCCATATCCCCGGTATTTCTCCTGAATTTCCGGGCTGTTCCCATCAATACTGTATGTATCATTGATCTGCATGAACCGAATTGCCCACGTCCTGCTGATATTGAAGGTTTCCTTTGCAAACTCAAAAACATCTGCATACCCCTTCTCTTTATAAAACTCTGCATCTCTGGTCTTTTTTAAGAGATACCCGACTTTAATGTATCCCTCTGCTATATGTTCCAGTTCTTTTCGTAATGCAATTTCTACTCCCTGCAGTGTACTGATTGTCTGTAATTCCTCCATCTATCCTGCTTTCCTTTCTGTGCTCCTGAGCTTCTTTTTTTGGAACAGCTCGACAAATTCTTTCACTTCCTCTGTCATAGGTCCGTTATATTTTGCCCTGCACTGTATCATGGCTCCATTGTTTACCTCCATCGTGTAAAACGGTGTTTCCGGATTCTGCTTCTTTCGCAGGAACAGAATCGTTGTCTCCCCTTTGGCCACCCGGTCAATATACGTGGCAACGCAATGATGCATGGCATTTCCCTCCTGCCGGATTTCATGGATCCGTTTCGGAAGCCTCAATAAAAATTGTTCTGTTTCCATTTCCAGATAGCTGTCCCGTTTTCTGTATTGCTCGTACTTTTTGTCTTTTTTATTGTCCAAATCTTCTTTGGCTTTTATTTCTCGTTCTCTGCTCTCTTCAATCAACTCTTCATGACGCTGCTTCAAATTCTTCGGGAATAAGATCCACGGCTCTCGCATGTTGTACCCCAGTTCCTCTGCCATCTTCAGATAATCGTGATAATCCACGGCTTGTCTCTCATCTTCTCCTAACACTTCTTTGATGTACCGTTCCATCTTGTGAATGGTGGTATACCGGATATACCTGGTGAAATTCCTCGGAAACCTTGCAAAAAACTGAACCTGCTGCCATGTTGGATGCAATCCCTTTTCCTGCATTTTATAAGTGGTGTTGTATTCCCTTGTGCTTGGATTCTTTCCAGCCAACAGCTGGTAGTATTCCCCGTTTAGCCCCAGTATCTTTTTACAAGACCTCTCTTTCTTCTTTAAGTTTCCTGTGTTGTACCCCTGCATTTTTTCTTTGACAATTCTGTAAAACCCACACTTTACCAGCTGTTCGATTCCAGGCATATGCCGGTATCCCTCCAGATATTGATCCAAATACATTTTTTCCCGATATTTCCCATGTTTCACAAAATATTCCATTGCAGAATACTGAAACGGTGTTCCTTTTAAGATCTGTTTGAGATTCCGGTTATATAGGACCGCTTCATTTTCTACCACTTTCGCATAATACCGGCCCACCCTGTAACACCATCGAACCCAGTCTGTCTGCTTATACTGTTCATATTCAAATTCATGAATCTTTTTTAAATTCCGGTCATACGTGATCCGTATCAGCTCCCAGTACCCGCCATCTCCCTTTTGTCCATTCCTGAATTTCCGATAGCACTCAAAATATCGGTATACATATCCCTCTTTTGTTTTCTGCAGGAGCCCTGCATACCCTCTTGCATTGACATTTCCGCCTTTCTTTCGGCTTCTGTAGGTAACAGGATGCTTGCAGGATGGGCATTCTCCCGCGTCTCCATAGTGTGGATTCCGGATTTTCACTTCTCTTCCACAATGTGTGCAATGCCCTTTTGTTACTTTTCTTCCGGCATCATAAAACAAGTACTGGGGAAGGACTTCCCTGTCTACAAAATCATCAAAATCTTTCGGCAGTTCCGGCACCAGCGCCATCTCAGAATCAATTTCATCAATCTCTTTTCGTCCTTTACTATAGCTTTGCCATCTTGCGATTGCTGCACGTGGTTCTTCCTTTCCGTTGTGACAAAATTCTGAGATCCGTTTTCGGTCCTCTTCTCGTATCCACACTTTTCTGCTACTGTACCAGTACCCTTGTTGTATCTCTTCACATCCTTCCATGTAGCTTAAGTTATCTATTTTTGCAGTTCTCCACTTCTCACACAAATTGTCATAGGTGTAGTACTTGTTTTCTTCCAAAAGGAATAGCCGGTATTCCGGATGTGCTGTGCCAGCCAAGATCATATCCCTTGTAAATACATCGATCTCTAAAACCGTTTCTGTCTTCTTGGCACGATAGAACCAATAATATGTTGCACTCCAGACAGGTGGTCTTCCACATCTTAGTACCTGATGTCCTTGATCTTCCCTGACTGTCTTTCGCATAGTTTCCGTTACTTTTAACTCTGGAAGCTTTAATAACTCTCCTCGTCTCATTTCTCCACCTCCAGATAGTATTCTTCTGCCATGGAAAATACTTCCAGATCCGGCATTTGCACCACTTGCGTCCCGTTTCTTTCTTTGATTCTTTTTTCCGCTTCTTTTCGGATATTCTGCAGGCACTCTTTGAGTGTCCGGTTCTTTCTTCTTATAGCTCTGGCCAGAGCTTCTTTTTCAAAACATCTCATAGACAGATACGAGACGATCTCTCCTGCCGGCATCCCGTCTGTTTCCTCTTTTAGCTCGACCTGCAGCTTTCCAATGGCCGCATTTACTAAATCTACCAGCTCTTCTGATAAATGCTGCTCATACACTTCCCGGATTCCATCCGGAATCCCATTTTCCTCTGCCAGTACTTTTAAATGCTCCAGATCCTGTTCCTCTAATAATCCTTTTGCACACGCATTCAATTCCTCCACAGAATCAAAATTTCCAAATACATCAAACATTCTGTTTTTCCTCCAGTAATCCCTCTAAATTTTCCACGTAATCGTGATGTTTACTAAATCTGACGGTTATTTCATGCCGTTCTGCCAGTTCCTGATACTGCTGCCATAATTCTGGATTCTTGATACCCTTTCCAGATGGCTTTCTCCACTCTGACCGTTTCCACTGCTCCGGTTTTCCGTTTTCAATCATATTCTTGATAAAAATACAGTCTGTATATAAGGTCACATGGCATGCCGTATTTAGTGTTTTTAAGGATTCTACGATTCCAAGCAGTACCAGGCGATAATACGTTGTCTCTTTCTCCGCCCCACATATTCCTTTGACTGCCGGACCTTTCCTTGTCTGATATTCGATTGCAGCCGCCCAGCACCCATCTTTGATACATGGCCCCGTCAGACTTGTCCGTATGTAAATATTCAATGCTTTCATATCAAATTCTCCTGTTCAAACGGATCAGGATGTATCTTCGGTATTTGTATCCTGTTACCGGATTGATTCCTTCATGGTATGTTTCTTTGTCAAGATAATAGCCTTTTGGCGGTTTCGGCTCGTCACTCCATGTTTTTCTTTTATATGTCTTTACTTCCGCAACCGGAATCTTCAGATTTCTGCTGCAGGAGTACCGGCTCTCTCTCAGTTTGTTTTCTTCATCCGGCGTTTTACTTAAATACTCGGCCAGTTTTCGAAACCCACCCTCGTCATACATTAAATCCATGTGGACTCCACCCTTGTCCCATACCTTTCGCATAATCAAATCTGCATCCGGAATCCGGTTGATGACCAGATGATGATGAACACCACCCCGGCTTCCAATCTCGGTATGCAGCATCCATTTCAGTTCTGCTCCCCGTTTCTTGTATTGTGTCCGTACTTTATTGAGCCACTTCCTGATGTCTTTTGCTGCTTTCTCCATATCTTCTGGCCTGTTCTCCGGCTTATAAGTCAATGTCACCCAGTAGTCATTATCCTGAAAGTTCAGCTTCATCTTTCTCCAGCACTGCCGTTCTTTATTCCACTGATTCACTTTCCTGATCTGCTCTGGTGTGGCTTTCTTCTTTTTCATTCTCGGCATTCCCGGAGCACCATATCTCCCATTGTGATACTCCATCACTTCTCTGATGTCTCCCAGGTCATAACTCTTTCGTTTATACATCCTGTTTTGCTCCTAAGTTTAATATTCTTATCAAGTGAAAAACGGGAGCTTTTTGCTCTCATTTTCTTTGACATTTTGCCAATACAGGTGTACAATATAAATGAGCCTGGATTATTCACGGCGTAGCCGTGAAAGTGGCTGAAAGCCACATAGTTACTGTATTTTAATTGAATATTGCTTTTCACTTATCAAGTGAATAAAAAAAGAGCATCCG